TAGTGGAAGCGGCTTGGGTTGTATCTATTGTGGTGTTAGGTGGGGCAGTTATGTTGATGACGACAGGATTGCCCTGATCGAATCTGGCATCGGGGCCGTTACCCGTTTGTCCTGTGCCAACTGGAATAAGAGCCTGATCGTATCTGGCATCGGGGCCGTTACCCGTTTGTCCTGTAATAGTGGCCAAGCCGTTATTACTTCCCACAGTGCTACTTCCCACAGAGCTACTTGTCGTGCCAGTAACGACAGTAGATCCACCAGCTGTTGTCGTCATGATTGTATTGACCGTGACAGTGATTGTCTTATTGCGTAGGGCATCTAGGGCCGCTTGTATTGCGTTGATCTGAGCCATGGCTGCAGCTGATGCAGTAGGCCAGCCTGCGAATGGGTCTTTGGCATTCTTAAGTGATGAGATAACCCCGTCCACATTCATAACGAGGCCGTTGGCTTTTAGTACTTCTTGAGAAAGTATCGTTGCTTGGTCTGCATTGCCGTTAAGTAATGCACGCTGTAATAACAATACGTTATTAACCTCGGCCGATTGGCCACGCTGTAGGGCTGCCTGTATTTCGATATTCTGCATATCGGCAACAGAGCCCGAGAGTTTGAGTGAAAGAGTTGCACGCTCGAGTGCCAACTTATCTTTGGCTGACTGTGTTTGTGCCGTTGCGGATTTGAGCGCGGCGGCATTCCATTGTTTTTCGAAAGTAGCTAATAAAGTTTCAGCGGCAGTGAGTTTTTTTACGTCCGCTATCTTTTTGGGTACAAGAACTGCGGCTAAGTTATTTGGATCGCGCACCAGTCCAGTAGATCCTCTACCGCTGGTGCCGAATTGTGGATTAGTAGCTGCAGCTGTTTTTTGTGTGAGTTTTGATACAATCAAGGCTACAGCTGCGGCTCCTGCAAAAATAGGATTTAGTACCATTTCACCTGTAGCAATAGCCGAGGCGATGCCCAAACCTTTCATGGCCAAAGTAACGAGACCAATAGCACCGGCAATAGCCGTAATGGGTGCGATGTTGTCAGCAAGAATAGTAAATAAAGGCAACAAATAAGTTGTAGCAAACTCAGCGAGTTTTTGTAATTCAGGCGCTAAACTCGCACCTAGTTTTGCTGAGGCATCTTCAGTCTTGGCTGAGAATATATCCATAGCACCGGCGGCGGTCTTAGAATAAGCAGTGGCCAATCCGCCAACTTTTGCTTTGGCTTGATCCATTAACTTATTAAAAGCATTCTGTGGTGTCAGGGATTTATCTATCTTCAAGCCTAAATCTGTAAATGCCCGGGAATTGCCAGCAATAGCCTTAGCCATCTTTGCAGCTGTATCTTCCAAAGTAGTCTGCTTGTATCGAGCAAGGTCTGCTGCCGTAGACATGACATCCATCGCTTTGGCAGGATTGCCAAGAGCAGTCGTCAATTTTGTATAAGCCCCAATGGTTGAAGCTGCGCTAAATCCTAGATTCTCAAAAGCTGTATTTTGCTGATCCAATACTGGCTTGAGAGCATCGTATGAAATGCCTAAATTTTGCAACGAATTGGTTAAAGTGACAACAGCTGTGTTTTCTTTATTGAAAGCGGCAAAGGATCGCTGAATAAGTTGCTCAATGGCAAATGAGCCTACGAGACTCTTTGCAGCTGCTCCTAGACCAAGGATGTCCTTCTCGGCCTTCTTCATGTTGCTGGAGCCAACGTAATGGGTGATAACGTCTACATTGATACCCTTTGTAGTTGTCATGCTGCTTTCCTTAATGTTTGAGCATCCGCCCGGCGCTTAAATTGCAGAATCGTTGCATCTACGGCTTTGAGTACATTCAGGAATGCTTTGCCCTGATTCTCATCCCATGCCCGGTAAAGAGCGCGGCCACGTGTTTTGCCCTTACCTGCCATCAGCTCGGCATTGATTGATTCTATGAAATGAGCGCCTGCCTCTGGATTATTGGATCTATATTTTCTGCGTGATTGTCCATCGGCTCGGCCTGCAGTCTCATAAATCGCACCGGCGGCCGTGATGTTAGAGATGCGATACTGAGTCACAAAGCCACGTGAATTGGGTCTAGTTTGCCCGAGAAAGATTTTGATTCCACGAGCTGCAATAGCTTTGTTATATCTTGGAAAGTGTCCTACAGCTGCAAAGGCGCTCGTGCTCTTGTTAATCTTTCGCCCCTTAGTAGCCAGCATCCAATTAGATAACCCGGAGATATCGGATGGAAAAAAAGCCTGTGCCTGCTTTTGTACGGGAGTTAAAGCAGCCCTTACCTCTTTGTTAAGATTTTTGGCAAGGTCAGGCTCAAACTTACGCATGGCGGCAAGAGTCTCAGCGAGGCCGCTTATTTCTATTGGCATTCTCTTGATCTCTCGCATCCTGTTGCATTACATCGATAATCGCGTTGATCATCGTGGCATCTAGTGCTAGTAACTCGTTTGGCGAAATCTGCAACCTTACCGATAGTTTTGCTATCAAATAGGTAAACGAATTTCGCTCTATTAGTTTGGGTCTGAGTTATTAACTTCGACCTTTGCTAATATATCTACGAACTTCTCACCAAAGAGAGGTACATCTTCTACTTTGCTCAGGCATTTCCAAGCAAGCCAGAAGATATCCGATTGCTTCTGATCAGTAGAAAAAGCCACTGCAAAGCCTTTCTTTGCGTACTGCTCAAATGCGTACTCAATCGATGGTGTTATCTCATGCTCTGAGACATCTCCATTAACTTTGGTGATCGTTAGTTTTGCCATTCTTTAGCCCCTTTATTTATTAGTTACCAAGTACCGGTATTGGTAGTGGTAATAGATCCAGATACGGTAAAGGTCAAGCTCTGTACTGCTACATCGCCAATCTTTCCTGCTACTGGAGTTAATTTATTAACGAGAATGAGACCGGTATAGACCGGGTTGGCAGCACTGATAGCCACGCCTGATGTCTGGATGACCTTAAACTTGGCGTTAGTGCCGACCAAAGTGTTGAGTGTTTGCATGACAGATGCTGTGGCATCATCGTTGAGAAAGTCCACGCTGATAGTCGAGGATTCAAGCCCGGCAATAAATGTGTGGCCGCCTGTACCCATCGCCGAAACATCTAGTTCATCATCTGCTTTATTAATTGTTAATGAAGTTACATGGTCTGTGAGATCGATGTAAGTAGTGCCATCAACTGAGATTTTGAACCCAGCGTTATTTTGATAAAAGATTGCCATGATTTACCCCTTGTTAGATTCTTACCATGAGCCAGATGAGGCGACGGTGATAGCCCCGGACACAGTGAAAGTAAGGCTTTGTACTGCTACATCGCCAATCTTGCCCGCGACAGGTGTTAATTTGTTAACGAGAACTGATCCTGTGTAAAGAGGATTGGTCGCGCTAATAGTTGCAGTGGAAGTACCAGCACCAATGGCTGTGACAGTCTGTGCGATCTTGAAAGGTACGACATATCCGACAACAGCGTTAAGAGTCTGCATAACAGAGGCCGTAGCATCATCGTTAAGAAAGTCGATTGAAATTGTTGATGACTCTAAACCTGCAATAAATGCGTGACCTGTTTGGCCCATCGCAGTTACATCTAGCTCGTCAAATGCTCTGTTAATCGTAAGTGAACTTACGTGGTCAGTGAGATCGATGTACGTTGAACCACCACTAGAGTTAACAATCTTAAATCCGGCATTATTTTGGAAGAATATGCCGCTGCCTGAATATGCCATTACTTGACCTCATCCTTCACTGTCTCGACAATCGGAGCATCTGGCTCCGTTGTAATCTGGCCAATCTTGGCCAAGAAATCTTCTTCTTCTTGTGAATAAATACTCATAATTAACTCCAACTGGTTAGGATTGAAACGGATATTTGTGACATTAACATTTGCCCCATTTCATTGGCTGAAACAGTCGGAGCACTAAAACTGCCTATTTTCAGACTCAGAGGAGCGGCATTAAGTTTTGCCATGAGTGCATCCCAGTAATTCTCCATGTCGATGAGGTTGCCTTGATTATCGAAAAGTGGCACCAATAAAGTTATTTCGTAATTAGCCTTTGGGCCGATGGATCCGTATTGATTATTTTGTGGCTCTATTGCTGGATCGGCATAGTTAATGATGCAAGAGTTGGCGATAGGGCTGGCCGGTGGATATTTGAACACCGACCAGACCCCATCGTTTGTTAGGGCTGTTGCCAAAGTTGATCGCAGCGTTGTAATTGCAACTGTCATTAGCCGACCATATTTCTGGGCGACATGTACGGGGCTAAGAGGCCTCTGGTTTTTCCCATAAGAGAATTACCGAGGCGATAAGGTGACGGACTAAAATCAGGGGATACACCGCCAGCTGAAGATTGCTGACGTGCCTGCCAGACATCGACTGCGATATTCATGGCAGCTTCTCTGATGGCCGGGGTTGTGGCGTAGCTAGTCTCTTTGGTATCTACACCAAGGGCTTTGCCGTAGGGCATCAATTGATGGTAATTATCGTCTGCATGGGTAATAGCAAAGCTGACCCATGAATAACCATTTGGAAGATTGCGATAGTTATATGGAAAATTTACAAAATAAGGAAAACTTATGGATCCTTGAGTGTAAGGAAAAGTGCCAGTAATGACGCGTGCGCCATTGTAGATAGATCCGCAATTGCTCAGTGTAATTGTTTGGCCAGTTACATAAGATGTTGGGGATGA